CGATAGACTATCTTGTAGAGAACCATATTCTCCATGGTTATTAAAATGTACAGGAAAGAGGTATCGTTATGCTTCGTAAAATAAAATTATATGGAGAACTTGCAAAGTTTGTAGGACATAAAGAATTTGAAGTAAAAGCAGACACTTTACGTCATGCTGTTAGTTTTTTGATAAATAACTTTGAAGGTGTAGAAAAATATATGAGTCCAAAACATTACCAGGTAAAAGTTGGTAATTATGCAGTAGATGAGTCAGAGTTATCTCATCCTATTGGACAGGAAGATATACATTTTATTCCTGTTATAGCTGGTGCTGGTAGAGGTTTTGGAAAAATACTATTAGGTGCTGCATTGATAGGTTTAGCATTTGCTACTGGTGGTGTTAGTTTTACGTTTGCAGAAGTACCTTTGGCTAACGCAGGTGCAATTACAGGAATTACTGGAACTTTTATTGGTAAAGCTGCTGTATATCTTGGTGCTTCTTTGGTTATATCAGGTGTATCTGATTTATTATTTCCTTTGCCAAAACCAAAAGAATTTGAATCAGAAGAAGATCCGAGACTATCATTTAGTTTTGGAGGCACGCAGCAGACGGGGAGAGCAGGAACTCCCGTACCTCTGGTATTCGGGGAAATTTTTACTGGCTCAGTGGTAATCAGTGGTTCAGTAGATACTGAGCAGGTACAAGCATGATTGAAGAAAAACATACGATTAAAGGTTCTGGTGGTGGCGGTAGCCCTCCTCCAGCACCTCCGCAACCTACTAGAGAACCTGATACTTTACATAGTAGACAGTTTGCTACCTTTCTTGATCTTGTTTCAGAA